CCAATTTGCGTCCGTGTTGGGATCGATGTGGCCTGCAGCGTCTGGCGCCCCTGCCAACCGCTGGATGGTCACTCTTTGATCGTATCGGACTGCCGCACCTGTGTTGCACTTCATGCCCACACCTTGTGGTACGATGTCCACTGAAGCGAAGACACAAGCCGATGGTAGGCTGCCGTGTTATGCTCACAGCCGCCCCATTGCGCCCGGCAGTATTCAACGATAGCCAGCTTAGCCGCGTGTGGCACGGATGCTGCGTTGCCGTAGCCAGCCACCATCGTAACCTCGACTTTGTTCGGCCTGTAAAGGCTCGTGTTGGGCCACTGCTTCGCCTCACGCAATCGGATCTCTGGTGGGGTGCTGGTCAGGTTGGCGTAGTAGTCGCTGGCCGCGAAGGTTTGTAGCAAGTCGTCCCGGTCATAGTATTTGACGTGAGTAATGGATTGCACGGGAGCCAAGCGGATCTCCACCGGCCCCAGCAGGCTCGTGAAGTCCTCCTGATACATAACAACAGTTTGCGTAATCAGTCGCCGGTACGTGTCGGCTTCAACCTGTTGGCGGGCTGCCTTCAGCATGTCCAGCAGCTCGCCGTCGAAGTCGCAACTGGTCACCCGCAAACGCAGCTTCAGTTCATCAAGCGTGATTGGTTCAGCGGTCGGCCCCGAGGTCGTTTGGAAGGTTGGGGATGCTCGCATGTATCCGACTCCTCATCTGCTGGCACGGGCTGTTGAGCCTGCACAAACTGACCGAAACCCTGCCGCACCAACTCCGCCTCGACGCCTCGCCCAGGTGCCACCACAGCACCCACCGGGAAGCACCGCCACTGTCTCAATAGTGTTATCACCTCAACCCCACTTTCTTCCGCCATTCGTGGACGTACACATGTTGCGGTTGCAGGTTTTCGTCAAACATGGCCACGGTTTCTTCTAAGTGTCCGATTGAGCAGGATGGCGCCACGAAAATTGTTTTCCCCGCCAGTCTCCACTGGTGCCAAAACCAGATGTCATCATCAAGTTTGTTTTCGTCCCATTCGCCGTCAGCGTCTGGCTCGCCCTTAAACCACGGCTTTGCGACTTGCTTCAGGCTTTCCACTCGAATCAACGTCAGCCCGAAATGTGCTGTTGTTACCCTGAATGGCCTGCCGTCAACCTGCAGCCGGTCGCCGGTTTGGTGATTGCCTGTTGTCAGCAGCGGATAGCCGCTGCCTCGCCTGCACTGCAGAGCTGCCAGTGCGTCTGCCTCTGGCGTCTGCGCAAACACGTCCAGCAGGTGCCGAACGTGTTCTGAAGTAAACAGGCTGTCGCTGTCGATTGAAAGAATCCAGTCCAGCCCCTTTGCTACAGCGTCGTTAAACATCCGCTGCATACACTGCCCCCAGAACACGCCCTGGGAACAATGCAGGTCAATTTTCAGCGGCTTCAATGCTCCGTCAATAACATTACGTGCGGCAACCGCTTCGTATCGCGGGTGCGTGCAATACGCGCCGACTTTAACCGTTGCAGTCCGCCTTGCTGGCCGTGCCACTTCCGGCTTTTTGCAAACTCGATTGAGGCTGACGAAGTGTGAACTGGTGTCCGCATCGCTGCTTTGCCACGGACTGATTTCCGTGAATCCAACGTGTTCCAGCAGCCCGTCCAGCCTATCGGCATCGTAAGCACTCTTATGGATATCGTGCTCATCGGTCTGTCCACCCATCAGGTAAAAAAGTCGCTTGCCGTCGGTCGCTGCCATGCACTTTTCAACGTCTGGAACCGCCACTCGCAACACGCCGCCTGGCTTCAGTGCCCGGAACCAGTCTTGCAGGGCTTCCGTCGCCTCACGAAACGTCAGGTGCTCCAGTACATGGCTCGCCCGGATCTCATCCACAGTGCCCGGTGCGTCTGGCAGTGGATAACAGGGCTGTCCCTGCTTTATGTCTCGGTTGTCATAGCCGTGGAGCCTCACACTCCCACAGCCCAGATTGATTTTCGCCACGGTGCCTCCAACGGACTCCGGGGCGACTGCGTTCACAGCCGCCCCTTCGTCGCATGCGTCAAACAAACACAACCTGGTCGGCAACGCCTGTCGTGCCGTTCGGTGCGTTTTCCAGATCAGACAGCGTGCCAATTGCCGCCACGGTAATGTGGTCGTTGGTTGCGGTTGGCGTGCTCACAGCGATTCGCAGATATCGCTTCCGGCCGCGGAGGTCCACGCCGAACAGCAATTCACGGGCCGCGGTAAGATCCACGGTCGCTTCGGTGTCCAGCGTGGCGAAGTTGCTCACTACGGTGTCGTCCGACTCGCTGAGAACCAGCGTAGGGCCGACGGCATTGGTGTTGACTTCGCTGCCCATGCACACACGGATGGTGGCGTAGTTGCCGCCCTTTGTGTCCATATTGGCCGTCACGGTTGCGTTGTTGGTCAGCGCCCGAGGCGAGATCAGCAGCGTGTCGTTAATCAGTCGTTCCGAGATCATATTACAGGCTCCTCAGAGCAGAGATTGAAGATTGAACCCAGCCACGCGGCAGGGCTTAGCTGCCAGCGGTTTCGAGGCCGACGATTGGGCCTGCAGTGCTGTTGCTGCCGTAGTCATGGACAACGACGTCAAAGCGCTCAGTGCCACGCACGCCGATCTGGTCACGCTCCCACATTGACTGACCACCAACGGTCGCTTCGGTGCTGAATGCGATGGACTCGCCACCACGGGCGCCGAACATTGCGGCCAGATTGAAGGCGCCAAACAGAACAGGGATCTGGCTGTTGGCTTCGGTGCTGGGGAAGATCTGCGAAGTGTAGACAGGGTAGCCCAAAAACGTGTTTCGGCGGATGCCGTTGACGATCTCAGATGCAAGCACACCGCCCGCCGCGTAGGCGAGTTTCTGCATAACCGAATGCTCGAACGTCTTGTGACACACCCAGCCAGCCCCCGGAACGTCAGCATAGTTCGGGAGTGATCCGACCACTTTGTTAAAGTCGCTGAGCGTCAGTTCGGACCACAGATTTCCGCTCCCGGCGATCAGGCCCGGGGCCGTTCCGGCCGTCAGCTCATCCATGCGAGTTCGGGCGCCGGTGATGCCGCCGTAGGTGCTCGTGCCAGTGCCATTGAAGGCGCAGTCGTCTTCCTTGTAGGCGAATGCGTAGGCGATTTCGCCGATCAGCCGATCCGCCAACCCGAGGACGTTGTCGGCGTTCAGCTCGTTGCTCATGCGAGTAATAACGGCCAGTTTCTTCGCCACCAGCGTGACGTTGTCAAAACTCATCGTGCTTTCGGTGATGGCTGCGTTTTCTGCCGTGAAGTAGGCAGTGAGGCCGCTGAGTTGTCGCGGTTCGGTTTTCGTGTCGCTCGACATTGGAACGACGTTGAACAACTGCCGGGCCACGCCGTAGCGTTCGCGGAGCAGGATTAGGTCGGTACCAAACTCATCCGGCACCAGTACATGGGCGCCGGTCGTGTCTGCTCCGCCTTCGCCGTGTGCTGCGGCCAGCAGGCCATTATCGCGGCAGTAAGCCACCGCCGCGGCGTTGCGGTAAGGGATCGAGCCAGTCTCGGAAATCATCGCCATTGCCCACATACCAAATCGGTAGGCGCGGACTTCGGCGGGGATCTCGTGGTCAGCCGCGAAGTTTTTCAACGGCACACGTCGGACGTTTCGCGGCAGGCTGAACTGGCGAGCCGCATCATGGCCAGCGTGGATGCCGTGAGCGAGTCCGGCGTTGTTGGCGATCGCTCGCGTGGTGAGGTTGTCGGGAGCGTTTCGCACGCCCTGCAGGCGATTGCGGAGGCCAGCCGCGGCGTCATGCCGGGCCTGCAGGCCGTCCAGCGTCTTCTGCAGTTCTTCGGCTTCTTGGATGTAGGCTTCGGCCTGCGCCTGCTGCTCTGTGCTGATTGGGGCTTCGTCGGTGGCAGTGGCGAGAATGGTTTCTGCCGCCTGCAGCTTCGCGGCCTTGTCGGCTCGCAGTTGGTCGATCTTCATTTGTTGTCTCCTGAGCCAGCGAAACGCAAAAGGCGTCAGCCGCTGGCGATCCATTGGGGAAGGAATCGCGAGTGGTGACGCCTTGCAGTTTTCCGCAGACTCAGCCGGGCCGATTATCGCCACAATTCAGGGCCGTTCATCGACGTTGGCATTGTGAGCATCGTTGCGGCGAATTGTCAAGCAAATTCATTTCATGGACAGAATGCGAGCACGTGCCGATAATTCCGCGGCTCGGTTTTTTGCTGGCGTTTTGCTTGTTTTGCGGGGCTGGAGAATTTCATCCACAAATCCCATTTCGAGAGCCTGAGCCGCCGTGTATTTTGTGCCGTCGCCGTTTGGGCCGAGCAGCGCAGCAGCCAATTCTTCTTCGGGTTTGCCGGTTTTTGCTGCATAGGTGGCCACCGCCGCGGCGTTGAATTTTTCCAGCCAGTCGATGGTTTCCCGAAGGTCTGCAATGTGGCCCATGCCCGCAGCCAAACCCTCGTGAATGTGGAAAATTGCGTTCGACTGCATCATCACGCGGTCTGCCCCGAGGACTGCCAGAGACGCCGCCGAGGCTGCCACGCTCTCGATGATGCCTCTGGTGGGTGCTGGATGGTCGGCCAAGGCGTTGTAAATCGCCAGCCCATCGAAGGCCAGCCCCCCAAACGAGTTTACTCGCATCGTCACGGGCTTGTTTCGGTTGGCCTGCAGAATGCGGCTGATTGATGCCGCGTCTGCCTCCGCGTAGTCATCGCCGACAGTGCCATAAAGCAGGATTTCAATTCCTGCATCGGAAGCAGCCCAAAAAACGCGGAAATCGTCGTTTTTTGCTGTGTTTTTGATGTTTTTTGGCTGAAACAGGTCGATTTTGCGTCTCATTTTGACACCTTTTTGAGGATGGTTTGCGATAAGTCATCTTTTCGCGCTGCCCATGTCGCCACCGCCGCCTCGACCTGTCCCTTGAGTGTGTCGGGCGTTGCGTGCCTGGCGACAGCCTCCAAGGCCGCGTAAGATGCGCTGGCGTGCTGCTGGATTGCATCGCGAACACTTGCGGCCACCAGCCCAGGCAGCGTGTTCTCTGCCCAAGTCGTGTAAAAGTCGGCCATGCCCGCCAGAAAGTCACCTGTGCGGCGTCCGGCGATCTGCACCGCCTTTGCGGCCTCAATCTCGCAGGCTTTCGCCACGCCTGCGGAAATCAACTGCCGCAGAGCTGTCATGGTGTCGCTGTCGTCTTCGCTGTCGTCCTCTTCGTCCGGGCTATCATCTGGCGTATCGTCTTCTTCCTCGCCCTCCGCCATTTCTTCCGCGGGGCTGCCGATCTCCATCCAGTTTGCGGGCCTGTAGCGGGCCTCGCCATCCTCGCCGAGCGTCGGCATATTGAGTAGTGCGCGGGCTTCGTTGTGGTTGATGATGCCGCTTTCGAGTTGCCTGTAAAGCCCGTTAATCTTCGATTCAAACGACATCTGGATTAGGGCTTCGCGGTTGAACTCGATCAGATGGGAATCGGTCGCCCGCTGCTGCTCTGTCAGCAACTTATCCTCACACTCGTGCTCCCATGTCTTTAGCCACGGCTGCAGCGTGTAGTCCAGATAAGACTGCCCCTCTGACTCCAGGCTGTTGTGGCTCGTGCGGGTACTGTCTCCCAGCATGTGCGGAGGAACCCCGGTGATATTCGAGACGGTCGCCCGAATCTCATGTTCGCGGGTCTGCAGGAACTGAGCCTGATCGGGGCTGATTTGTAGTTGTTGAAACTTCACCCCGTCCTGAATCAGAGCCACCTTGTGAGACTGACTCAGGCCGGACTGCATTGAGTTCCACGCCTGCATCGTGTTGCGGATTTTTTCTTCAGTGAAGTGGCCTGGAATCATCAGCAGGCCGCTCATATTGGAGCCCTGCCCAAAGAACCTAGCACCAAATTCCATTGCCGCCATGCCCACGCCCAAAGCGTCCGCCATGAGTTCAAGGATCGGGTAGCCGACTATTCCATCCGGCCCCAGTCCGCGAATGTGCACCATGTCACGACTTGAAACCCTTACCGCCTCTTGGTTGAAATACGTGATATACCAGATTTCGCCATCCATCACCCGCACCATCGTATTCGCGGGATTCCAGATACTCAGGCTGACCGGCCTGCCTTCAACGCGGTCGATTGATGCGTAGGCGTTGCCATGCAGCAGGGCGAGGCTGGTCATAGTCCGACGGAACGTGTAGGCGTTGATGTAGGGACTTGCCGCGCGGTCCAGCAGTGCCTGCGCAGGGTGCCGCAAGTCTACTCGTTTTCCGCCGTCTCGCTGCCGCCGGAACACGTCAAACGGCAGCCCAGCCACGCTGGACGAGATCAGGTTGACGGCCCGCCACAGCGGAGGGTAGCCCATCGCGGTCTTTGCGGTGACGCGGCTGCCGCTGGTGGCGCGGATTTGCGGGAAGTCGCCGCCCATGCTGATTGAGCGCCACAGGTGCTCTTCTGAGCGTGCGGATACCGGCGATGGGTTGGCGATAACGGTGATTCCGAAACTGTCCATTGGTGCTCCTCAGAGCAGGATAACGCCAGACCCGGCGGAAGAATATGCGGCGCCGGTTTCGCCGTGTTGTATCGCCAACGCCATTCCCATCAGCATTGCACAAATGCCGTCGATTTTCTCCGCCGATTTTCCCTTGTCAGGGCGAATGTTACCAGATGCGTCCGTCTTGTGCGAGACGTTTGCCGCCATCCATCGTAAAACTGCGTTGCCGTCATGGCGAAATTTGTTGGATGCCAGCAGCGTAAGCAGCCGCTTAAAGGGCTCGTTGTAGGTGCTAAACGACTGCGGCATTTTAACAAGCAGGTCGTTTGGAATGCCGATTTCTTTCAGTAGCTGTATCACGCCTGTTGAATTCCACGGGTCGTAGCCGATTCGCATGACCTCAAATGGCTGCAAGATCTCAAAGACGTGCTCTGATAATTCCCTGACATCGACTTCGTTCCCGCTGGTCAGCGTAACCCAGCCGTGTGACGCGAAATTGCGGATCATCCTTTGGTCTTGTCCGGCTCGCTGGTCTACTGTCGCCTCCGGCAGCCAGAACCACGGGAACACCGTGAATCCGCCGTTGTCCTCTGGGAATACCAAAGCCAGCGCCGTGACGTCGCGTGTGCTCGACAGGTCCAGTGCCACGAAACATGGTCGCCCGTGGTAGTCCTCAATGCGGATATCCTGCTTGCAGTTGTCCCAGTGAATCATGGACACAATGCGGTTGGCCTGCTCCGTCCACTGGTTTAGATGCAACTGCCGGAAAGTATTTTCGAAGGCGGGGTTTTCTGCCGCCCTGCGGGCCTGCTCTCGCAGATAGTCCAGACTGACCGCCTCACCCAGCAACGGATTGGCTTTCCGCCACGTGGCCTCGTCACGCCAGTCGTCGTTTGGGTCGGCAGAGAACAGCACTGGGTAGAATGATGGGTCGTGAATCATGCCATCGCGCACCGCGATTGCGTACTGGTGCAGTTCCCAGCAAATGCTGCTGCGGTCGTGGCCTGCAGTCGTGATAGCGAATGTCAGGGGCTGTTTGCGGGCGCCGGTGGATGTGTCGAGTACGTCCCAAAGATTGCGGTCGGGCTGCGTGTGGAGTTCGTCGAAGATGATACCGCTGGCGTTGAATCCGTGGGCGCCCATGTGGTCTGCCGAAATCGCCCGATAGAATGACTGGCTTTTCCTGTGCAGCATCCGCTTTGTCGATTCTCTCAGCATCACGTGCTTACCGAGGACGTGCGACTTTTTCACCATGTCCGCGGCCATGCCGAAAACAAGGCTGGCCTGGTCTCTGGTGGACGCTGCGGAATAGACTTCGCCACCTTGTTCGCCGTCGCAAAGCAGCAGATAAAGAGCGATGCCTGCGGCCAGTGTGGACTTCGCGTTCTTGCGCGGAATCTCGACATACGCTTTTCGGTAGCGCCGTGTGTGATCGCTGCGGCGGCGCCAGCCGAACAAGTCGCGGATGATTTTGGCGTGTGACTCGTGCAACACAAAAGGCGTGCCTGCCTTTTCGCCCTTTACGTGGCACAGGCAGTCGGGGAAGAAATTGACGGCACGGGCTGCGGCTGCGTCGTCAAAATAGAAATCCGAGTCATCCAAAGTAGCGGGCCTCGATGTCGTCTGCCTCTGCGTTTGCGTTACCGTCCATGCGTGTGCGGCTCAGATATGTAAGCCCGAGGTCGTTGCCATAGTGCCGCACTTTGTTCCAGGCGTCTGACGAAACGGCCAGTGCCGGATGCTTCACCAATTGGCCCATTGAACCAGCCACCATCATGCCTTCGCTGGCCACCAGTGCGTCCGCTTCTTTGGCGAGTTGATAGGCTGCGCAGAAGCCTTCCAAGTGTGCGGCGTCGATTTCATCCACAATACCGAATCGCTCCAGCCCCCGGAGCACCTCCCGCCATTTTTTGCCCGCGATCGACTTAACTGGGAACGGGCACCGCAGCTTTACCTTCGGGCATGCTGGCGATTTCTTCGGTGGCGGACGCAGGCGGGTTCTGTTGACGGTGCCTTCCGCGATTTTGACTGATGTGGCTTTTCGATTATGCCCGCCCTTCATGGATCACCTCAAAAAACGGCGGCTTTTGCTGAAAATTTTTTCGCGAAG